CACTTTGCTGATCATTATCCTGATCCTGTTGCTGACAATAAAGATCATGTACAACACAAATCAAACATGGAAAGCCGAAGCGGAACGGGAAAGCATGAACGTGGAAGCGTTGATCGCTGAGAAAAGCGAATCGGCTATCAGGCAGAACTTGACTATATCTGAACTCAAAAGGCGTTATGGTCATGTAATTGATTCGCTCGGGTACAAAATAAAACGCATTGAGGGGTTAACGAATGTGCAGATAAGGTACAAGACCCGAACCGTTCAACTTTGGCGGGATAGCATCGTGCATGATACAATCCGTGTAGGCAGAGTTATTCAGGTTGCTGATTCGTGCTTAAAAATAAAGGTCACCGATCAAAACGATACGGCACGCATTGAATCAGACCTTACCCTAAATGCCTTTGTTATTTACTATCGCGGGAAGCGAGTTCACCCCTTTTGGAAGTTCTGGAACAACACCCGCACCCCGATGGTAAAGGTTCACACCAACTGCGGGCAGGTTCAGGTTGCTGCCGTTGAGGTTAGGAAATAGTACTACAAACATTCGCTTATTGGGTAGTTATACGCAACCTTACAAAGACTGCAACTCCGACTTGACATCATTCCAAAATTCAAGTGCTTCCTCTTTTTGTGCTTCATACCAATATTGGTGTGCTGCTCCACAATCATCCCAATCTACATAATTAGGGTCTAATGGTCTTGCATTTAGTATTTCATCAACTGCTATCAAAGCACATTGTTTAGCATCTGTTGTAGGGAAATCTCCAAATTGAATTGCTAAATATTTATTTACTAATTCCTCTGCTTTTTCTTGTGGTGTCATAATTCACCTCCTTTGTATGTTTCGTTGTAGTATTGCTCTGCTCGTTAGTAGTTTTGTTTTCTAAGTGAAGTATTTTACGCATTTTAAAATATTTCTGTTTCAAAAACTGTTTCTTCTGTTTCATTGCAAACAATTGAAACTGTACCACCTTTGTAATCTTCAAAGTAGCTTTCTTTAGTTCCGTTATACATTTTAATGTAATTTTTTGCTTCATCTAAAGAAATTGCAAAACCTTTGTTGTTGCTGTTGTTGTCATCGTTAAAGATGATGTCGAATGTTTGTTTTTTAGTTTCCATAGGTTTCGTTGTAGTATTGTTCACCTGTCTTAAAATCATCGCATTGTGTGCATATTTTTGATGAAACAAAATCATAACAATATGTTATCTGCTCCTTCTCCATTGCAAGTGCTTGTTGAACTGTATCTCTAATCATTTCCCATTTCTCCATTGGAATAAAATCTATTTTTTGGTTTAGTTCTTTCACCAACCATTCTACTGCGGTCTTTTTCATTGCTGCTCAATTATCTCTTCCAAAAAATACTGCTTCAATTGCAATCGATTAAGCCTGTTTCGCCAGTCCCTCTTATCAGGCCAATCTTCGCACAAGGTGTATAATTCAAGTATCTCATCCTTGATTTGCTTCAATGCCTCACGGACATTATCCGCAATTTTCTTATCAGTAATCATATCGCTCATCGTATTTATCATCAGGATCAGGGCGATCGTATTCATCAAGGTGTTCAAATATTGCCTGATGAATATCGGATTCGTTCTCGAACAACTCAGTTATATCAGAATCGCCATCCATTATCTTAATGATCTGAAAATCATTCACTGGGTCAACATCGTATTCAACCTCAACGGAGAATCTTTCCTTGTGCCGATACTCCTTAGTTCCGGTCACGTTATGAATGTCAAATATCGGCATGGTCATTCAATTTACTTGTTGCGATTTCATAACATCCACCTGCAAAGATCAGCAGCAATATTGAGAAGTTAACGATAACAGGCAGAAAGGACATCAATGCAATTAAGCAACCGATCAGAACTAATGCCTTAATAAGTCGGATTTGGTTTTTATGGGTCATGGTTGTGTGTTTTGGTTTGGCGAATGTATAAACTAATTTTATAACTGCAATAATCAGGCAAACTTTTTTTTGCTCAAATTCTTTAACTTGCTGATTTTCAGCAAAATAATTTTATCCAATGCCGCATCAAGTAGCAGATAACGCGATTCGGTCAGGTTCTTTATCCCATTTTCATACATACTTATGTTGGGTATGGCTATTCCGGTCATTTCGGAAACTTCGCTCAGGGTTACGCCGAGTTCTTTCCGCTTGTTTTTCAGCTCTATATTATAGTTTGCCATCGTTCTGTTGTATTTGGTCCGGGCAAAGGTAAAAAAAAATTATCTAAATATTTGCAGGATAAAATAAATTTATATCTTTGCCCCAATCTAAACCAAAACACATGAACCAATTTCATTTCTTTCAAAAGCCGGGCAAGCCGATCTATATCATGATCGATGCCAGGCCCGAATTGCCCTACATGACAACGATCATGGCAGGGCATGGCGTTAATTCGGTAAGTCATTGCGACAATGCCGAACAGGTAAAAAGAACATTACTATCATTTGCAGACCGGATGGATGCCATACCGATTGCAGAAGCCGAATTTTTCAAAGTATGGGCTGAGGTCGATGCCGTACTGTCGCACAATTACACTCAGTTTTTTAACTATCATTTTGAGATATGACTGCGCAGGCTATCAAACACGCTCATCAGAAATTTGAAGCACTCGAATCGAGGCTTAAATTACTTGTTGATGGTCATCCATACTTGGATGATGCAACTAAAAAAAGAATAGTGATGTTCATCATGGCTCACTCACTGGACCTAAAAAAAGAACTTGACAAACTTTACACATTCTAAAACACATGGAAACACTAACACACTGGAAAAAATTGAGAAACCCTGACTACTTAGGAACTTATGCCATGCCACCTGATGGCAGCGAAGTAATCCTGACTATTCGTGACGCACGGCAAGAACAGGTACCGGATGACAAAGGCAAAAAATCAGATGCTCTTGTTATTCACTTTGTCGAGCCGGGATGGAAACCGATGATCCTTAATGCGACAAATTCAAAGACGGTCGCTAAACTTGCCGGATCACCATACGTTGAAAAGTGGAAAGGCACACGAATTCAACTTTACACAACTAAGATTAGCGCATTCGGAACTGAAACAGATGCGCTCAGAATCAGGACCTACGCACCACAACAGCCTGCACCTGCACAGATTGATCCTGCCGTCATTCAGGTGGCGATCAAATCAATTCAGGAGGCTGCAACACTTGATCAATTAAAAGAGACCTATAAACGCCTCACGACAAAGGTTGCAAAGATGGATCAGGTCGTGGCGGCTAAGGATCAACGCAAAGCTGAATTGATGGAAGGGGGTGAGGCATGAATTTCAAAAACGGAATAACTGATCAATCCATATACTCTATGGGTCTTTTTCAACAATTGGTTTTTGTGAATGGTGATCCGCTTAAGTATGTTCAGGAATATACGATGGTCAAACGCGTACCTGGTGGATGGCTTATTCATCAATATGACGGCGAAAATGTAGTGGGCGGATTTGTACCATACAACGAAGAATTTAAGCAGAAATGATCATCCACAACATCCAACAAGGCAGCCCGGAGTGGTTTGAACTCCGGGTAGGCAAAATAACAGGCGGTAGTCTGGGCAGAGTAGTTAAATCTGAATGGCTGACCTATGTTGATCAAATCGTATCTGAGCGGCTCACGGGCTGCTCAGATAATGATGACACATTTGAAACTTTCGACATGATTCGGGGCAAAGACCTTGAGCCACTGGCACGGGCTGAGTACATCCGACTTACAAGCAACGAGCTGAACGTGTACGGATTCGTGCAGCCCGACCACATGCCCTACTTTGGATTCAGTCCAGACGGAATCACACCAGACGAAACAGGGGCAATCGAAATCAAATCGCCACGTGCGAAAAAGCACTGCACTTACATCAGGCAAGACAAGTTTCCGACCGAACACTTGGCGCAAGGTCTTTCAGCATTCATCTGCTCGGATCAGATTCAATGGGTTGACTTTATCTCATACTGTCCGGAACTGGAAGTATGCCCGATATGGATCAAGAGGATCACACGCGATGAAATGATGCCTGAAATAGATAAATACATCGCAGGTCTGATCAAGTTTGAACAAACCGCACAAGATGCAATTAACCGAATCAAATCAATTAACCAACCAGAATTTTAACATGAAACAAAGAAGACCTGAGCGCAATGTTCACAACTTGGACATGATCCGCAAGTACAATAAAGAATTGTATATCAATCTGGGCAAAGCCATTGAGCAGTTTGTCTGCATGAAAACTACCCGGCACGGATATGATTACCGGGTTAGGATCGCTGCAATCGCAAATAATGTAACTCAATCACTGCTCAAACACGCACTGGAAAGATATTATGGTTGGTTTGAAAAGCCTGTTGAGGTTTCTTTTTATCAGGAAATAACCGGTGATGTTGCAATGTTTGTACATCACAAAGGAAAATTTGAGTAGATGCACCATGACAGCAATAGAAAAATATAAAGAAGCGCATCGCCAAAATTTCGCGAATAAATATCCGCTTGCTTATGCTGCCGGAAAGTATATTGATGTAAAATTACCTGCAATCAAAAAAGCCAACGGGTTAACACAGTTTATTGTTAATTATATCAATTGGATTGGTTACCGGGCAACAAGGGTAAGTTCAGCAGGCAGATTGATTGATACTACTGAAAAACTTGATTACGGTGTTAAACTAAAAGTAAAAAAGTTTATCCCATCAACAACCCGGCGCGGCACGGCTGATATATCTTCGACCATACGCGGCAGGTCTGTCATGTGGGAGGTCAAGGTTGGTAAGGACAGGCCTTCAGAGCATCAACTAGCAGAACAGCAACGCGAACAACTGGCAGGTGGCCTTTACTTTTTCGTTCACAATCCGGATGAATTTTTTGATCAGCTTGATTCTGTATTGAATAATTAATTTATATTTGTCGTGTTCAGAAGTGGAATCCTGAATCATTGTAAAACTTTTTGCCCTGAGAGGGCTGCGAGGCTAAAGGTCTAACCTAAAGTCGATTCCACCGCAGCTTTTTCAGGGCTTTTTTTATTCATACAACATGAAATCAATCGACACATTTTACAACGGTAATTATTATCGTTCAAGACTTGAAGCAAGATGGGCAGTATTCTTTGACGAAATCGGAGTTAAATATCAATATGAACCGGAAGGGTATAAACTTAATAATGGAAAAAGATATTTACCTGACTTTTATTTTCCAGTATATGAATGCTATGGAGAAGTAAAGCCTGAAAAAATTGAAGATGCAAGATGGAAAGATTTTGTAATAGGAATTAAAAAGTCACTTATAATTTTTACTGGAAATACATTTGGAAAATCTCAGATACTTCTAGAATATTATAAAGACAATGATGGTTATGAGTCTATAGGTGAAAATGATGTAATACCTTTTGCAGATAGGTTTTATAAAAAATATCATCATCATTTTTATGGGCAAGAGGATTGGAGTAATGATCATAATGTTAAAGACTCGGTATTCATTGCGCAAACCATAAGATTTGAACATAAGTATTAAGTCATGAACTCATCATTTAACTACTACGATGCCAACATCAAAAACCCTTTTCCGCTTGGGTCTGTTAGCTTGGAATATTTACTTAACGCTATCCGCAAACCAAAGCAGAACATTCAGCACATATTTGATCAAATAAGGCAGGCTGAAGAGGATGGGGATATGACAAGAAAGGCTGAACTTAAATCAAAGCTCTACTATTTTACCCCATGCGTAACGGTTAAAGGAAGTCGCAGATATGAAAACATACAATCCTTTACAGGATTAATGGTACTTGACTTCGATCATCTTCAACTTGATATGGCTGCTGAGTTTAAAAAATATCTTTTCAATAAGTATAAATTTATCATTGCCGCATGGTTATCCGCATCACGTCATGGGGTCAGAGCAGTTGTAAAGATACCGATCGTTAAATCAATAGATGAGTTTAAACATCACTTTGCAGCAATGGAAAAGGAAATGAATAAATACTATGGATTTGACAAGGCACCAAAGAATTGCATTCTGCCAATGTTTATGTCATACGATCCTGAGCTGTTATATCGCGACAATCCAACTACATGGGACAGAAAACATATAGAAATAAAAGCCCCACCTGTACAACAGTATATTGTTGATGACAAAACATTTGTCATTGAAAAAATAATTGCAAAAAAGATTATCCCTATAACTGGTAACGGTCATCCACAATTAAGAGCAGCTGCATATTTGATGGGGGGATATGTCGGTGCAGGGTATATCCATGAAAGTTATGCAGTTCAAATACTGGAACGATTAATCGACTCTAATGCATACCTTGTTCAAAAATCATCAGTCTATAAAATGACTGCAAAACACATGATCGAGAAAGGTCAATCAGAACCTGTTTTTCTTAGTAATTACAATACACACGCTTACTAATAATCAAGTCATGGCAAAAAAATTTACAAAGCCGGAATCAGATCCGCTACTCAACCCAGTTGATTACTTTAACTTATTCGGATCATTTGTTTCAATCTTTGATGGATTAAAAGATTTTAACGTAAAGTCTGAAACAGAGATCTGCGGCATGCTTATAATTGGTGACACCGAAACAGATCAAAATAAGCCAACATTCAAGCTGAATACAAAAAATAACTTGGTTGAAGTTATAAGATTAAACCGATTTAATATTGAGCCGGGATCAACAATATCAAAGTTTATGTTGCTCACAGCTGCAAGATTCAACCGAGATATTTCAGGCGCATGGTCTTACGTTTTGTTTACTTTAATGAAATGTGAGATACCATACATAAGAGTCGGCACAGATTATTTCAAGATAATAAAGAAACAGAACAGGTATAAGGCCATCAATATTATACTCAAATCATGGGACAAATCTGAAATCAATCAAGATCATGGTAAACAACTGGTACACTTTATCCCAAAATTTGATGACTTTACTATCGAACCGAACAACATTGATTACACCCCAGTAGTCAATAACTGCTATAATCTTTATGCACATTTCCCACATCAGAAATTAATGGAAGATGTATATCATGAAAACATACCGGTAACAATCGGATTGATTAGGCACATATTTGGCGAACAATGGGAACTGGGATTGAAGTACATGAAGTTGTTGTATGAGCATCCAAAGCAGATACTTCCTGTACTTGTGTTGGTTTCAACAGAACGTGAAACCGGAAAGACAACATTCCTGAACTATCTTCAGATGCTATTCGGGGAGAACTCAACACTGATCAATCCGCATGACCTTATGAGTAGCTTTAATGATGGCTACGCGACAAAGAACATTATTATGATTGATGAGACCGTTATTGACAAGGCTAATACCATTGAAAAGCTAAAAAGCATCGCAACAGCTAAGACTATATCTGTTAGTCAAAAGTTTGTCAGCCATTACTCTGTTCCATTCTTTGGCAAAGTGATCATCTGCACGAACAAAGAAACAGACTTTATGCGTATAGACGAAGAAGAGATAAGATTCTGGGTAAGAAAGATTAAACCGATTGATGGGCAAAAAAACACAAGAATTGAAGAGGATCTGTTTGATGAGATCCCAAAGTTTCTAAAATACCTATCTATGATGCCTGAGATTGATTTTTCAAAATCAAGGATGGTGTTTACTATGGATGAGATCAAAACAACCTCTTTAATATCTGTTAAAGAAGAAAGCAAGTCGTGGTTAAGAAAGGAACTGGAGATACTTATCGAGGATTGGTTCAACAATAACCCAACAAGAAGCGAGGTTGAAGCAACGGCAAAGGATATTAAAGAGTTTTGGTTTGATCGAAATAATAACGTACAGATTGGGTATATCAGAAAGGTGCTGAAGGAAGAAATGAAAATTCCATACTCAAATGGGGTAAAACGGTACAAAAGTTTTGATGAAAACGTTTTGACTACAAAAGTAGGTCAGGCTTTTAAATTCGTTAATAATCAGCATGTTGATGCATTTTCGTTTGAAGAGGTCGGGGATAATCCGTTCTAATGTAAATTTTCTTTTTTTTACATTTTACACTTTAACATATTGATTCTTAGCATTGTAAAAAAGTAAAGCCGATTTAAAAAAACTTGCGTAAATTTTCATGATTTTATTTTTTACAGCTTTTTTCCCATTTTCCTCTTTACTTTTTACACTACTTATTATATATATATATATATATAGTAATAATAAGGGTTTGAGGGTATATGGCTGCTGTAAAAAATCTGTAAAAACCCCGTAAAAACATGCTTTTGAATTTTTACAATTTGGAATTTCGTGTTATTGTAACTAAGTTTGCCTAACTATGCCGCTACCTACCCCATCATCAGGTGAAACAACAGATGAGTTTATTGCTCGTTGCATGAGTGATGCTAAGGCAATTGATGAGTTCCCGGATGAATCTCAGAGATATGCAGTCTGTCAGGCACAGATCGATCAGCTCGAAAACCTGAAGGCAATCAAGTCCCACATTCTGTCAATGATTGATAAAATCAAATAAATTACATGAAACTAATCGGTGGTGAATCCGTTTATTCGGAGTAAATACTAAAGATATGGCACATCCCGGAGGCAGACCAACCGACTACAAAGACGAATATTGCCAAATGGTAAAAGATCACATGGCAAAAGGATATTCGTTTGAATCATTTGGTGCATTGGTTGGTTGTCATAAGCAAACCCTCTACAATTGGCAGTCGGTACACCCAAAGTTTTTCGACTCCGTAAAAGAAGCGTTTGAATTATGCCGCTTGTTCTGGGAAGAAAAAGGCATTGATCTTGTAACGGGTGATTCAAATGGGAACGCAACGGCTTGGATATTTCAAATGAAAAACCGATTCCCAGAAGAGTGGAAGGATAAGAAAGAGGTTGACAACACGCACGATTTCAAGAATCGCCCTGACTGGTTGGATGCTGCAAAGTGAGCCCCAATCTTCAATTTTTAATTGAGAACGTACCTAAGCATCGAATAGTTGCGCTTCAGGGCGGCGCACGCAGTAGTAAAACGTACAGTGCTTTACAATACCTAATCAGCCTTGCGGTACAATTCAACGGGATTGGAACGATCAGTATCTGCCGGGAAACATTTAACGCATTACGGGCATCAACAATGCGTGACTTTTTCGAGCTGCTGAATCAGGCAGGACTTTATCGAGAACAGGACCACAACAGGACTGAACATACCTACCGACTGAACGGCAACTTGTTTGAGTTTTTTGGCATGGATTCACCCGGCAAGGTACAGGGCCGAAAACGTGATATATTGTTCATCAACGAGATAATGGAAGCTGATTTTAGCGTTTATCGCCAGTTGGCACTAAGGACAACCGGGCGAATTATTGCCGACTATAACCCAACTGAGATAGATCACTGGTTCCTGACTGAATTAGATCAAAGGTCTGATGCGGTGCGGATCATTACAACTTACAAGGACAACCCGTATCTGAACGCAGAAACGATAGCAGAGATTGAATTCCTCAGACAGGCCGATCCTGATTTGTGGCGCATTTACGGTGAGGGTATGCCTGCAACGGTACGCAATCAGGTTTATTCGCATTATTCGCAACGTGCCTATCAGGTACCAGATGAAAGAGCTTATGGGCTTGATTTCGGCTATAATCACCCCACCGTATTGGTTGAGGTCGGAAGCGTTGGCGATTCGGTTCAGTGGCACGAGATGATCTATCAATCGCACCTGACAATACCTGATCTGATTAGGCTGATGAAAGAAATCAGAGTTGATCGCAACGTGATGATTTATGCAGATGGTGCAAGGCCGGAAGCGATCGAGGACATTCAGCGTGCAGGGTACCGGATCAGGGCAGTTGAGAAATATCCGGGATCGGTTAAAGAGCAAATTTTAAAAGTTAAGAGCAGGCCGTTAATCATAACTTTAGAAAGTGTAAATTTGAAGCGTGAAATCAAATCCTACAAATGGAGCGACAATTCACCGGATGATCCTGTTAAGGCCTTCGATGACGGGATGGATGCAGGGCGTTATGGTTCAACAGGGATTATCAGAAGCAAGGTGATAGGGGCGAAAATAAATATCAGCACAAAGAAAACAAGGTCATGGTAACATTCCTAATTGATAAAAAAAAGGTTCACGTACCGACAAGGTGGGCTGATGTTACTTTAAAACAGGCGATTGATTTATCGGCCAATAAAAATGCGGATGTTGTTGTGACCTTGTCGATACTGACCGGGCTGCCCTACGATACGTGTTATCGGTTGCGAACTGGTGATGTTGATGCGTTAATTACTCCGGTGCTTCAATGGCTCAATGAGGATGTAAACGAACAGGACTTATTAAAACAAGCACCGCCTGAGATATTTCAGCTGGGTGATACTCGGTACTTTCTGCGCTCATTCAAACCTGGTGCTATGATCTATGCGCAACATTTGAATTTGGAAACGATCGTGAACGATAAGCAGCGCAAAGATATTGACAAGGTCGCACCATGTATAGCAATCTGCATTCAGAATCCTGAGAAGTATTCAGAGGACCGTCAAAAGGTGATTGAGCAGTTTGTAGGAGCCCTGCCATTATCAGAGGCCTTTGCAATCGCAGGTTTTTTTTTAGCCAAGTTTCTGACTTTTTCAAACAAGCCAAGTTCAGCGAGCCGGATTATTCAGCTGAACAAATACGGGCGGGCATTAAGGACTTTAAGCGATTCGGAGCGATGAATAGTATTGATACACTGGCGGGTGGTGATCTGATCAAATGGAATCAGGTTGTTAGGCTACCGATGCAGGATGTGTTGATCAAAATGCTAATGAATCAGCAGCAGCACCAATACGAGAAAAAGATGGCTGATATTATGGAACGTAAAGCAAAACGCAAATGAGGATAGTGCAGATTATTCAGCAATGCGTGGCAACGATGACGAATATTAGCACGTTCATCAGCGAACCGAGATCAGCAGCAAATGTCTCAGTTGATACTGTACCCTCACCGTTCGTCTTATTGAATAGACCAATTGATATGCCGTATAGTTACCGGGCAAACAATGTGGAAGAGGTTTACGATATACTTCTGATTTACGGTGCATACAACGAAAATACGCAGCGCAGCAATGCTCAACCTGATCACGATATTGAGATCGAGGCCATGCGGATTGAGGCAAAGCGGATGGTGCTGAATTTAGACAAGCACGAGGCAGTGAAGAGCGTTGAACTTACGCAACCGATACGCGATTACATTGAATTATTCGATGTAAAAGCATCTGGTGTATTTCAATATTTACGGGTTGTATTACTGCCGATGACAGAAGAGGTATGCGCAACGTATGATCCTGATTTACCAATCACTTGATAAAAATGGCCATAGTAATTGACACGGATATACTTCAATCCTTTGCTGCGCGGTTCATTCAGGATTTGCGCGATTCGATGGATTCATCCGGTGTCACTGCTTCGGGTAAGTTTAATCGGTCTCTAAAGGCTGAGATCAAACCGGATCAGTTGGTTGTAACCGGATTGAGATATGCGGGGGCGATTGAGTTAGGTCGGAAGCCGACAAGCGGAGGGGGTAATGGTGAGTTAAGGCAGGCGATCCGAAGTTGGATTGATGATAAGGGGATCACACCAACCGGAAACATCAGTAAGGATTCGCTGGCGTATATTATTACGCGCAAGATTCACAGAGAAGGCACCAAATTGTATCGCGGGACAGATTACTACGGCAGAAGCAAACCAAGCAGAGTAATTAGCGGAGTAATTGAAGACGGGCGCATTGAAAAGTTAGCCAAGTCTGTGGTGTTAGATGTTATTTCAAAATTCAGAACAGAACTTTTTAAAGGATAATGGCAATATACAACACACGCGACTTAGGGCAGTATGTACCCAATAGCGGATCACCACCGATTGAATCCAGATGGGTTGCGGTACACAATCCTATATTGCTTGAATGGCAGCGTAAAGATTACGAATTTGCGAGCGTTTCTGATTCAGGCGGTTTTCTTAGGCTTAATTTCGGCTCATCAACAGGGGCGGCACCGGATGATGTTCTTTATGTGAATTGTCCGGGCATCTATTCTGGACTTGCAACGGTTACCAGTTTGAGCGGCAATAATCTAATTACGAATGTTGCAATAGTTTTGCCAGTCGGTACTTATCCCGGTTATGCAAATAACACTACTCAGCGACTGAATTACTTTATTGAGGTTCAAATTGTAACAATATCAGCCTCTGCAACTCCGAGTGATAATCAGATACTTGCTACTTTACTTGCAACACCTGATACCACTGGATTGATTAAGATAGACATATCCGGATCGCTGCAATCATACACGAGCAATCCTGACACAATAACGCTGAACACTTCGGCGAATGGCGAAAAAGACACTGGTTCAACCATACCTTTTAAATTCAGAACACGAGAAGCATGGCGACAATTTGCAGGCGTAGCTTATCAGCCTTATGAAAGTTACAGTTCATCAAGTTTCGGCGTTAATGGGGCCTTTCAGATCGGTCATGATTATAATGGTAACTATGCAGAATATTACCCGTCGTCTGGACCTACTGGAAAATTCATAACTGACTTTGCCCGAAGTAGGTACTTTGCAGGCTATCCATTTGATGTGAGTTATATTTTCCCGAATGATTTAGTTGCAGTCAATACTCAGATTGTGACTGCATTTTACAATTCAGCAGGGGCTCAAATTGGTGGGAGTGCTGCTGGACCGCTTAATGTTGCGGATATTAATTATCTAAACAGAATCGAACCGGACACAGACATCAGCAGTTGGGGTCAAAAGGTGGTAAGTGGTTCTGTTCAATTGCAATTATCATCAGGAGGTGTTGGATTAACTGAAGTTCATTACTTCGATGTGATCAATTCGGAAGACCTTGATTGTAATGGGATATATCTTCAATGGCTTGGCGCTCTCGGCAATCGCTCTTATTGGCTATTTAACGCTAAGTATAGTGAATCATTGCAGGTTGATGGGGGCGATACTTACCAGACGGCATTTGATACGATTGATAACCTGACAGAGCGTGCGAATTGGTACGAGAAAAAGCCGTTTAAGAAATTAACGATTGGTGCAGAGGGATTGACACGCAATCAAATAGATGGCCTTAAATCGTTGCTAACATCTACTAAAGTTGATGTCCTTACTGCGGATGGCACTGGATGGAAAAGAACGGGCGTATTGGTTGAACCCGGCACTTTTACCATCGGTCGGGGTGATGACAATCTATTCAGAATTGAAATGAGCATTGTATTCCCTGAGCAATTCAATCAGACGGCATGATAAAGGTAATTGTCAACGATATTGAACTTGATCTGAGGTCAGATACAGTTGTTGCATTAACACGCAAGGCTGCATCCATAGGGTCATTGCAGAACAGGTTCAGTTCGTTCACAAATAAGTTCACTGTTCCGGCAACAAAGAAGAACCGGGATGCGCTGGGTGTTCGTCAGTTTGAGGATTTCTCAGGCAGTCAGTATCAGGAGCAGGTCGGTAAGATCATATCAGGTGGGATTGAGATAGCAACAAATGTAACGGTCATAATCGAGCAGGTCAGCACAGATATAACCTTGTCTATTCGCGCCGGGAATGGTACTTTATTCGACAAGCTGAATAAGTCGAAAATGAGCGCGATTGATTTTAGCGATATACCATTGCTTGTTGATGCACGTTGGAATTTAGGAAATGTATATGATTTCAGAAATCGTGACTACACACAGTCATTTGTATATCCTATACATGACACAGGTGTACAGTCAACAATAAACAGCAGCTTAATTGCAAAGGGTGTATTGTGGTTTTATTATGTAAAAGATCTTTTTGAAAGAATAGGTAATACATTCGGTTATTCATGGAAAGGCAGCACTTATGATTTAGATTTTTTTGAAAGGCTGATGATTCCTCCGGCTAATTTCAATATTACTAATGAATTTGCATCGCAGTTTGTAATAAATTTAAATATTGATGATTATTTGATATTTGATGTTTTAGTAAATAGAGTTGTTGTAGTATTTGATCAAACAATAATATCAGATACATTTAATTTAACGAGAGAACACAGGTTAGCGGGATTCACTGTTGGAGCTGCTACAACGTGGGCTTATGCTGCGCCATTTGTTGGTAATTACACTTTTGAATTTAATTATGATATAAATACAAGAAAAGAATTTACTGCTGCATCTGCTACTATTGATTTTTATATTGTTCAAAGAAATTCATCAAATAACATAACATTCGAAGAGGTTCCGAGCCGTTTTGTTTATCAAAAAAGAATTTTAACAACAACATCAAATGTTGTAACTAATTACACAGGAACAGTTACTGGTGAATTTGCTTGTGAAAATGCGAATGAAGATTTCTCGAAAAACACCAGTGATTATTTTTGCATTTTTATTTGTAATGATATTGATTTCGCAGCCAACCCATCCACATTTTGGGTTGGTGGTGATTTTGAAATCGTATCGGTATCGGCAGAAAAGACAACATGGAATCG